TTTTTTAGCAAGTGTAAGAGGTTTGCTCCCTTTTTTACAGTCTTGTAAGATGTGATAATCTATGACGCTTGATGGGCCACCAGTTAATGTACTTCCAAGACGGGCAAGTCCCCATGATTCTGGTGTCTGATTTGGACGTGACCCACTTGAATAATATGCGCCACGCCATTTATTTACTATTTTATTCAACACCTCAACCGGACAGCCGGTATGCTTTGATAACGTAGGAGATGGAGTTAAACTATCTACATTATACATACGTTTAGCATTTATAACGTGTCCTGAAGGTTTCGATACAAATGAAGACAAATTCTCACGTTTTATATATTTCCCTTTTTTATACTCATTTGTTGAGTGTTTCAAATTTTTTGATTGTATGATTCTATCTGAATATGAAAGAGATTTAGGAATGTAGTTTGACGGAAAATCGTTCATATATATAATAATAATATAAAGATATTATATATATATATATTTATATTAATGGCTACTCCATTAAATTCCACAACTTACCCTGTATTAAACGAAGGAATACTTAGTATTTTAAAGGGTGGTAAGAGAGCGATTATTAGTATTTATACTAACGCAGAAGGGACTACACCAGCAACCGATACTCACGGTGATATCATTAATCGCAGGGTATTATCAGCATCTTTTACCAAGTCTTACACAGATAAGGATGGAAAAACAGTTAACCCATATGTTACTATTAAGTTAGAAAAATCAACATTTGTTGATTATTTTACTTCAAAAGACTATGAAGAAGATCATTGGTTTGTTATTGGAGGTGAAGAAGTCCCAAAGAAAACATTCTAAATTTTAAAATTGAATAAAATTGTTTAGTTTACACCTTCGGACATTTAAAATGGGACAAAAAATCCCAAAATAAAAAATCAAAAATGTAAAATCAATAGTAGGAGTTTCACCTACGATGGTCTAACTTTTTCCACTTCTTCTTTTGTATTGGAAGTGGTGAAAGACGAAATTTGGAAACACGCAGGGCGTTCTTGCCTATCAATCCAGCACTTTGTTAAGTTCATTATGTTGATTGCTGAATTTGCGTCTCTTGTCTTGAATACGGGTTGTTAGACGAATTACACTATTATCACAAGTTGTAAAGCATTTTCATATGAAAGATAATAAATAAAATGTGTTATTTATTGTCAGTAAAGTAAATGAATAAGAAACCACAATTTATTAATGCTTTTATTGAAATACCTATGCAACTAACACATAATAATGAAATAAACCCTGTAACAGAATACATGAAAATCCGCTTTGAATCTCTAGCTAAATTACCAAAAAAAAAACCGGAACCTTTCCAAAATTATTTTCAAAAAAGCATACAAGCCGCAATGAATGAAGTGATGAATTCATATGAGAAGGAACCAGAACCAGAACCAGAACCAGAACCAGAACCAGAACCAGAACCAGAACCAGAACCAGAACGTTCCGTACAGACTGATCCAAACCAAGAATTAATGTTTCTCACAGATGAAGAATGGAACAGACAACCTAAATTCAAACCATCGAATAACCACACTTTTAAATGTTATAAAAAAAAGGCAGATGCAACTAAGCAATCTACGCATAATAAGACACAAAAACAAAGGGTTTATGCCTAATTCATTGAATGTGGTCGTTGATTGGATGTGATTTTTAGTGGAGCAGGAATGATTAAAGGGGTACGTTCTATAATATTCAATGATTGTAACGTTTTAGGCTTGTTTTCAATAGGTACAATAGGTGTAACCAAATTGGTTGAACCAATACCAAACAGTTGTGACTCAATGTCGCAAGCGTTTTTAGACAAACTGTGATTTGCTATACGGCCCATCAACAAACCATTACCCCCAAAATGAGTAGTAGCAGCTTCAGTTGAGTCAGGTAACGTCATATGGTCAATTGCGTGTAAATATGCTTTACTTTCTTCTTTATAATCAGCCATATTATTTCTATTTCGTGTAGAAGACATTGTTTATTTGTATATATTTAGATTTTTTTTCGTATTAAATGTTAAATACTAATAGTGTAATTTCGTTACTAATCTTTGGTACTGTGGATTGGTTTCATCAAATATATCAGGTTCTTTCATAAAACTTTCAAGGCAATGTAAAAAAACATCTAAATAATCATATCCAAGTAAAACTGTCATGCCAATTTCAGGGTTAGTTGATAACATAAATCCCGCTGCTTTTTCATATAATCTCATAAATAATGGGGAGTTGCGAGTTTTCTCATATGTATTGTCCATGAATTGCTGAACTGCTTGTTCGTCATACATCATTTCATCACGACTTTCCATATCTATAGTAGGGTCATCACAGTGGGTTGGATAGTTGGATATATCCATCCCACATACATTGCGAAACACAGCACGATATTCTTCATTTGTAGCATACATAATACAAATGAATATACATATATATCTATACTATTTACATATCTTTTGCATTTTATACGGTCGGGAAATACTCCCAGTCTAAATCCTGACATACTTTCTTCCAAATCATATCTTGTTCCAATTGTTTTTCACGGTCCTTCATCATAGGTATGTAGGGTAAATATTGTGTTTGATCTAACAAATTACACAATTGATACAATGTATATGTGTAATTAAAAAAATTGGTGCGATTAGGTGGGCAATGAACAGCCCATGGTTTTTGTATTTCAATAAACAATACACATAGGGTTTCATGTAGTTCATCGTTCATGACCGGCGGTTTGATACCAAATAATGAATTAATATATTGGATATGCTCAAAGTATTTGTTCAGTCCAAGTTTTCGGAGAATATCACGCATTTTGTTATAGTTTAATGTAGAAACGTCTTGAATACGTTCCTTTTTAATACGTGCTTTAATTGCACTCATAACTTCATCCGGAATTTGTGTAGTTTCTTTTGCTTGGAACTGAGACAAAATTTCTTTGAAATGGTTTAATCGTATATACGCAGTATAAGATACTTCATTTGGCGGGTCGTTATTGTTAGATTTAGCGCTATCTACAATATACGTGACAAACTTACTACATTTTTCATTGTTACATATCATTATTCCCTCATCGTCTTGTGGTATTAGTTCCCCCTCCCTACAATACATACACATATCAGAATGAATAATAAAATCTTTTATATTAGTGATATCATTGCGCACATTTCTCCAGTATTTTATATAATATTGCCTGGATTGTAAATATTTATTATTGTGAATATCGTGTTCGTCTGAGGTTGTCGTCTTTATCTTAAAAAAGGTTTGTATAGCTTCATCGTGTTGACTTGGTTTTTCAATGTTATTAATATCTTTTTTCTGCTCAAAGTAATCAAATATATACTTAGAATTGTCAAGGTAATATTTCTTTTTCTCACTTTTAATTCGTATAATTTCTTGTTGGATACTCTTAATTTGGTCTTTGTATTGAATCATAGTATCAACATTTGATGTCGGCAAATGGCGTAACTTATTTTTCAATGTTTCTTTATCATTTTCTAATGTAGGTATTGTTTCTGTTTCATATTGTTGAAATTTTTCTAACATATTTGTATGATTCTCGTCAATTGTATGTATGATGCGTTGAGTTACATTCATTATTTTTGTAATATATATATTTAATAATAAAGACGTCATATTTATTACCATTTTTATGAATTAAACTTTATGATATGATTCAAACCGTATGTAATGTGTAAATGGTATTCAATTGAATATGTAAACCACTATGAAAACGCAGTAAAAAATACAAATAATAACTACAAAAATATTTAGAAATAGTGTAAATACTAATATGTATAGTGTGTAAAAAATGAACGTCAAGCTTTTGTATAAGGTATTTATTACATTCTTGATGTGCATCATTATACCACAATATGATGGTTTTTTTAATAGTGTATTACGTCATCGACGAGAACAAGTAATACAAATAGGGTTTATACATGGTTCTCAAATACATAACGAGTTTTATCAACCATTTTTAGAGACTTTACAAAATGAATTAAGAATAACTGTTAATATAACGTATTTACCATATTTACCGCAAAAATTAGAAAATAATACAATTATAATAGGACATTCATTTGGTGGTTTTTTTGGATTGCTATATTGTATAATGGATAAATCAAATAGTATTAATAATGTGAAAGGGTGTATCCTCATAAATAGCCATTTTAATGAGAGATATAAAATGCCTTATATTGGGATAAAACAAAATAACCTAAGAATACCGGTCCTCACATTACTTAATACGGATGATGATAAGTTACCAATAGATAAGGCTTTAGATGATTATTACTTATCTATAAAAAGAGAGGATACGAATAAAATGTTTATTGTTAATCCAGGTAATCACACATCAACATTTGTAGATGAAAATGAAATGAAAATTATATGTAGACAAATAAAGGATTTTCTTTCACAACATAAACTGTATTAGGATAATAATTACAAACTATACAGTATACAAAATGATACCGACAAAAAATATGTTATTGTGTAAAATGTAAACACCCATGCGTAAAAAGTATGTATAAAGACTATAATCTATTTGTATAGTGTTTTTATTATGTCAAATATTAATCCCACAACAAAAGAAGTTGTATTGAACGATACAACCGCACATTTTGAAAACATAACCAAGAAACAATATCAAAAATTATTATTTATTTCAAATACGTTAGATAATGGATGGACTGTAAAGAAGGAATCAAATAAATATGTATTTACAAAGAAACACGGAAATAACAAAGAGGTTTATCAAGAACATTATTTAGAAGAGTTTATTTTGGAAAATAACAATGGTTCATTGCTATAATGTTGAAAGCCATATTTCATAATACATTTATTTTGTAGTCAATCATACATACTGGGTACTATGTATGATATATATGTCTTATATGTATGATATATATGTCTTATATGTCTTATATATGTCTTATATATTTAGGGAATTCATAAGTATTTTCATCGAAAAAAACACTATTAGAAGTATAAAAACAAAATAAATACTTTTCTGCCAAATTAATATCTTTCTATATGATATAAAATAATATGGCTGGTGGTCTTATGCAACTAGTCGCCTACGGCGCACAAGATGTTTTCCTTACTGGAACCCCTGAGATTACTTTTTGGAAGGTCTCTTATAGACGTCATACCAACTTTGCAATGGAATCCATTGAACAAACCTTCTCTGGACAAGCTGATTTTGGTCGTCGTGTAACATGTACCATCAGTAGAAATGGTGATCTTGCTTACAGAACTTACTTACAAGTAACTCTTCCTGAAATCAACCAAGAAATGAATGCTTCTGGTGATGTATATGCACGCTGGTTAGACTTTATCGGTGAACAATTAGTTGCTCAAGTAGAGATTGAAATTGGAGGTCAAAGAATCGACCGTCAATACGGTGACTGGATGCATATCTGGAATCAATTAACTCTTTCAAAAGAACAACAAAGTGGTTACCATAAAATGATTGGAAATACTACTCAATTAACCTATATCACTGACCCTAATTTTGCTAATGTATCCGGTCCTTGTGCTTCTGCTACTGCTCCTAACCAAGTATGTGCTCCAAGAAACGCACTTCCAGAAACCACTCTTTACGTTCCTTTAATGTTCTGGTATTGTAGAAACCCTGGACTTGCTCTTCCATTAATTGCACTTCAATATCATGAAGTTAAAATCAACATTGATTTCAGACCTATTGGTGAATGTTTATGGGCTGTATCCGAATTAAGTTCTGCAAGCGGTAGTGCATCTGTTTCAAGTGCTTACCAACAATCTCTTGTTGCTGCTTCTTTATACGTTGACTATATCTTTTTAGACACTGATGAAAGAAGAAAGATGGCTCAAAACCCACACGAATATTTAATCGAACAAGTACAATTCACTGGTGATGAATCTGTTGGTTCTTCATCCAATAAAATCAAATTAAACTTCAATCATCCTTGTAAAGAATTAGTATGGGTTGTACAACCAGATGCTAATGTTGATTACTGTGCTTCCTTAGAAGGTGGTGAAACCCTTTATAAGACCTTAGGTGCTCAACCATTTAACTACACTGATGCTATTGATGCTCTTCCTAACGCTATCCACGCGTTCGGTTCTGATGACTCTATTAGTGGTGCTAACGCAGTAATCTCTGGTGGTGTTTTCCAATTATCCGATGCTGGTGAGGTAAGTGCAGGTGTTGCTGGTCAAGACCAAGGTTCATCTTTATCAGATGCTGGTACATTTGTTCTTTCTGAGACAGCTCTTGATATGCACTGTTGGGGTGAGAATCCTGTTGTAACTGCTAAATTACAACTTAATGGCCAAGATAGATTCTCTGAACGTGAAGGTTCTTACTTTGACCTTGTTCAACCTTATCAACACCATACTCGTTCCCCAGATGCTGGTATTAATGTATACTCTTTCGCTCTTCGTCCAGAGGAACATCAACCATCTGGCAGTTGTAACTTCTCCAGAATTGATAACGCTGTTCTTCAATTAGTTCTTTCCAGTTCTACTGTATCTGGAACTAATACTGCTAAGGTTCGTGTATATGCTGTTAACTATAATGTTCTTCGTGTAATGAGTGGTATGGCTGGTATTGCATACTCAAATTAAGCGAACTGTATTCTATATTTGCTATTCCGTACATTTTTTATCGCATAACACTTTTACACCCTTGCAGATTTAAAATGCGACAAATTCGTCTACAATAATAATAAAAATTACATAAAAAATTTTTATTATCTACATATATATAGTGGTTACAATATGAATCTTATTATTTTTATTAGTATATTATTAATGAATGTTTGTTGGAGTTATACAGCACACCAGTGGAAAAACATTCGTAATATTCTTAGACGAGAAGATACTCATATTGAACAAAAAAACATAATTAGAAATAAAATCTATAATGATCACGTAAATAAATGGGCTCTTCATAACAGTTGGGAATTCAAACGAAAATTTAAATATAACAAAATAATTCGTGATGCAAATATTTATGAACTAAATTATTATTCTATTAGAGGTCTCGCTTACTCATGTAAGAATTACAAAGGATTTCAGCCATTCTATTTTTATGCCAAACCAATAATTTATTACCATTTGTTACATGGGTTCACAGATATGAGTCCTATAAATAGATTACCGCATCGTTACATAGTCAATCGTAAATGGAAAAATGAAAATACACAAATGTATAAGAAATTTATGCAATCGCCAGTATATACAAGTGAATATGAAAATGAAATCTATAATAGAAAAACAGAAGCCAATCATATGCAATCTATCCAAGATATAATTTTTACATTAGAACCAAGGGATAGACAATTGTTTTACTATGTATATGATATACACCAATTAGATAAAAAAAATAATTATAGGAAAGCAAGTGAACTAATGTGTTGTAGTGTCGAAATGGTACGACAAGATTTAGATCGGATAAAAAAAACTATAATTTCAAAGGTGTAATATCTAAAAAGTATGAAATCGATACATAAGTAGCACGTAGGATAAAGTTGTTCTGGTAGAAGTTATACCGCCAAATTTCATTATTTGTAAATGAATTTGTAATATTATTATTATGCTGTCAATATGCTTTAATCATATTAAGTAAACTTAATATTTTCGCATTTATTTTTGTATGCGTAACAATATATAATATATTATGCGTGGACGTTTTGGACATAGACGTTTCGGACATAGGCATCATCGCGGTTTTTATCCCAGGGTTTATCCTGGGATTTATCCCGGGTTTTATCCCGGGTTTTATCCTATATACACACCTTACCGGGTACCGTATTGGCCTTGGTTTACATAAATACAAGGATAGTTATGTTTAATAAAACAAGCTTTTTCATTTCATCATATGATTTCCACCGATAGAATCGGGTAAGAAATTACCTATTATGAACAATGACTAACAAACAATCATATTGTAAACACTATAGTACAATATGAATTTATTCGCGATCCTTAGTAGAGCGCACTGAATATTCTCAATTGGCTGAACTACTTTTCGCTGTCTGGTATATATGTAGTTATCTCTTACAAATTTACATCTATGAACGGTTCATTACCTTCATTACTATCAATTTCATTACTATCACTTTCATTACTATCACTTT